CGCCTGTGTAGTTGCCTCCTACGAGATAGCGCATGCATGAGGCAAGAGAAGTAGCTACGCAGTCATAGAGGCGGTTGGCCTCGCCTGTGTCGGCGAGTTGGTTCTCAAATGGAAAATTATTGAGGTGGGTCACAAGTTCGTTGCTCCTGGCTTTGTGGGGGATGCTATTGTGTGGTGTGGTAGGTTCGCGTGTCGTCTACTGTTTTTAATCGGCTTTTGCGTGATTTTCTTTAGACGCCTTCTAGGTTGATGGTCATTTCAAAGGTGGCTGTGGCTGGATGGAAGGTTACGGTGTTGCCGATAATTCTGGCGGTTCCGCTCTGGCCGCTGCCCGTTGGGACTGCTGAATCATTGACTGTTACCACGTCGAGTACTTGTAAGGCGGGGTTGGCCGGAACGCTTACACTCCATTCTTGATAGGCTCGTTGCTCCTGCCCTATGATGAAACTGGCTTTTGATGTGCATTCGGCGGTGGTGGTAAGTTTTTGGTCAACGTGGTGTATGATTCGTTCCATTCCTACATAGTGAGAATCAGTATCATCGTAGGCTTCGCCTGTGGTGAGTGCTCCGACTGGTGTGGCTCCTCCGCTGGGTGGTTTGCCTGTTACGATGACATGATTTCCATGCCAGTCATCATATCCCCAGGTGGCTCCTGTGATCTCATTCTGATATGTCCATTGTGAGGCATCTCCGCTATTTTTTTCTACAAAGACGATGGTTTCTGATTCATTGGTGTAGTAGTCAAGGCGGTAGGTTTCAGCAAGTGCGTCGAGTGATTTACGAAACGTTTGACCGGATTGAATGACAAAGGTTGCCACAATGTTACTCATTTGTGCGGTGCCTGGGAGCGTTGGCGTGAATAATCCGGCTCGTGCGCATACCTCTTTGATAAGGTAGCTGATGGTTTGATTGGTATAGGTGTTCTGGAATCGGTTGACTTGATCGAGCGAACGTGTAGTATCTTGCGCGATGATTTTGAGATAGTTTTCCTGGGGTGTGCGCAAGAATTGTATCTTCTCGATGCGGTATCGTCCGGTGGTGTCAGTCTCGATGGTGGTTGGTGGGGATCCTGTTTTGTAGCCTTCGGAGAGGACAAGGGTGGTGTTGCCGTTGATGGGTTGGAAACTGGTCTTTGTGCCAACGATCGCGCTGAGTGCGCCTTTGTTGTTGTCGAGTACCAGTTCGAGGGTGTTGGGTTTATTGATATGATCGACGCGTTTGTAGGAGAGTATTGCGGCGCTCAGGTCTTGGTATTGTGTGCTGGTAGCCTGGTTGTAGTTGGCTGCAAATTGGATGGTGGGCATCGTGATGAGAACGTTGCCAGTGAGAGCGCCAAGTGCTGAGACTGGTATGAAGTTTGCTCCGTAGAGTCCTGCGATATCGTGAAAGATGTTGCCAGCGGACCAGTGAAGCAGGTCGGCGCTTTGCCGTAGTCGTGGGTAGTTGTAGACGGTTCCGGTAATGAGTCCGCTGTCGATCTCGCTACACATGAGGGTGTAGAGTCCTGAGACGCTATCAAAGGAGAGTCGTGGCGAGTAGCGCTGTATGCTTGTTGCGGCTGCTGGTGCGATTGGTGGGAGAAGTGTCCAGGTGGTGGTTCCTGAATTGTAGGTTGCTTCATAGAGCGTAAAGGCGTCGGATGCGACGATGTAATAGAGGCTATCGGCGCTATGATAGGTAACGGCCAGGCCAAAGGCTTGTTGATAATTTGATGGAGAGAAGGGCCAGGTGTGAATGGCTCCCCATGCTCCTGCTGTAAAGAGATAGACTCCGATTGCTTCGCCGCCCAGCACATCGTACCAGATAAAGACATCATTATTTCCGGCGCTGGCTATGCCTTTGATGAGTGCGCCTCCTGCGATGCTTGCGATGGTGACAGGTCCGGTCCAGCTTGCTCCGTTGTTTGTGGAGGACCATACCCATAGGGCATTGCCACCGGTGCCCTGCTGTACAAATGCGCGAAGGGTTCCGCTGTTGTTGGATACCGCGCAGTTTCCATCTTGAAAACAGTTCGCGCTCCCACCGGTGAAGGTGGTCCAGGTGGTCCATTGTCCTGCTGTGGCTGGTGTGGTAATCCTCTGAAATTGGAAGTTTTGAGCAAAGCTCCCGCCTCCGCGTGTGACTCTTACTCGAATAATGCTTCCATCGCTGGCGGTGCATGCGTCGTGATATCCGTCTGTGCCTGCTGGTGATTGGTAGGTGGTGAAATGTTGAATATGGTCCTGCGCGGTGAGTGTTATGGCCGGTGTGCGCACGCTGGCATTGATGGCGCTGCGCAGGGTGCTGGTGAGTGATCGTGACATTATTCTTTGCCTACTTCGTCGGTGTCTGTTCCTTCATACATCACGTCGCCGTAGCGTTCTTCTGTTTCTTGTTTTGCTTCGACGATAGCAAGAAAGAGCCTTCTTGAGAATGGCATAAGCAGAGATTGAAGTTGACATGCTCGTGCTAGTAGGATGACATCTTCATGAACTGTGATGATAAGCCGTCGGGCGTCTGGTTGTATTTTTTCGAGATCGTGAAGAGTCTGGATCGCATCAACGGGTCTTCCTGGGTCGATAATGAGTACGTCAAATTGCTCCTGTGCGCTTGCCAGCTGCTCTAATTTCCCATAGGTTTTTGTGGTGTGCCCTATGTTTTTTAAGGTGATTTCAAACAGGCGTAGAGTGCTGTAGCTCTTTTCCATGATTGCAATATTCATGATGGTTCTTTCTGATCTCCGTCAACCGTAGGGGCTTCAAGGAGTTCGCCGCGCATACTTCTCATGATGGCTGCAAGCATAACTGTTGTCTGTCCGGTTGGTGTCTCACTTTCAAGTTGCTGATCGAGCATAATAAATCGTTGTGTGTGACCTAAGCATTTTAACGCGAGTTCTACTCGTTCCTTGGCTGTTAATTCGTCAAGTTCTATTCCATCTAATAAGTCGGTTGCTTGTTTTTCTAATTTCTCTATCCATTGCTGTATACGTTTGTTCTGGCTTTTCATGTGATATATCCATGGATAAAGAGATTGAAGGTAGCGGTTCCCCCTCCGGCTTTGACCTGTATCTGGCCTCCACTATCTAGCTGTAAGATGCCGTTGGTGTGTACGGTCTGGTTGGCTACCTGCACATTGCCTGATGCTGCATAGTTGCCTATTACTCCGCTGTTTGGGCACATTTGTATAAATGCTCCGACTGTGGGACTTGAAAAGGCGGCATGATAGACGACTGCAATGGCTGTTGTTGGTTCTTGCCCTACGACACCTGTGGCTGGTGTGTAGGTAACGGTGCTGCCGGATGTAATAACTGCGGCGGTGACGAGTTGGAATCCTGCGATGAATGCCGCTCGTCCTGGTTGTGGGGATGGGAGTCCATTGGTACTATTAGTATACATCGCTATGATGACGGCATCGAGCGGGTTGGTTTCATCGAAAAATAAAACGGCGCATGGGGCACCATAGACGGCGCTGGTGAAATCGACGCTGGTGGCGATTGGGATTCCTGTGAGGGTGGTACTGCCAGCTTCAAGCATCTGTACCGTTGCGGTATAGGTAGTGGGGTCAAATGATATTAAGATACCGCGTTGTATGTTTTGCATAGGGTGTCTCGTTTGTTGGGGGTGGCGGCGCGTCCCTGCGCCTTTATTGCTTTGATAAAAATGGTGTGACTTGCGGGTTAGCCGTCAACTATTCCGGTTGCTCCAGGGTAGGTGAGCAGATCGGTTCCTGATTCTGCGTGGAAACTGGCGTTTGTGTAGCTGGTTCCCATTCCGGCGTTTACTGCTGTGGTGATTTGTGTGGCGGTGCTGGTGCCGCTGGTGGTAACAGCGAACCAGGCTCCTGCTGCTGGGAGAACTCCGTCTGCTGCTAGCTGGTAGTAGCACATGGTACGGGGATTCCAGTAGGTGCCGATGGGTGCGTTCTGTCCACCCATGAGTTTCTCGAATGCCTGACATGCCTCATTGAAGAGTGCCATTATGGTGTGTTTCCTTTCGTGTTGGTTGGTTGTTGTTGGTAAGAGACGCGCTATGATAAGGCTGTAATAGTTGCAGTAATGTTATGCTCGGTTACAGCGGTAAGTGTGCCAGAGCTAAAATGATACTGAGCGTAATAGTAGGTGTTGGATACATCAGTCTTAGCAACATGGATAGTGAGATAATCACCATCACTCATTGACACAAAAGAAGAGGTAACACCTAGCTCATTACGAACACCTAAAACATTAGTAGCAGTAACATCAACAAACCAGGAACCACTCTCAATAGAGAAGTACACCTCACCAGTCGCAGATTTATAGTTCAGTGTTGCAAGCACGTTATTACTCCTTTATTGCTAAACTTCAACCCAATGGAATGTTACATTCCACTGATTTGCACCTCCCGAATTCAGGTAATACACAATCCCATTATTAGCTGGAATAATATATACATGACCAGGAGTCACGATCTGAGTAAGCTGTGCATTTAATCCTCCTGTTGCATCAACAAGAGTTCCAGCAGGGACTACAGTTGTATTTGCACTTGAGCACGTTGTAACACTTGCCGTTCCACTACCAGCTTTCAGATTCACAGCAGTAACAGCCGTTCCCAAAGCTGGATCAGAGGTCGTATAATTTATTTGGTCAAAATGCGTTTGTCCCTGAATAACACTGATAGAGTAAACAATCAGCGTTTTACCACTAGCATTCGGATTAAAAATGGAGAGTCCTAGCGTTCCTGATACTCCAGTAAGCTTTCCAGTTGAGCCACTAAACCCCTGACCATTATTAATCCAACCTCTAATTTGATCCTCTGTGATCACAGGATTATTCACGCTCGGCGCAGCGCCTGCCCACTGCGCAATGTTATCTTGCACGCGACCGGATGAATCTAGGCCGAGTGCAGTATCAGCAGCAACCGCATTCTTTCCATAAAGGGATGTACGTAGGATGCTATTGGTCTGATCGGCAACCAGAGCTGTACCAGAAACTACCTGCAACAATGCAGTTAAGACACCATTGGAATCAATTCCTAACTCATTGGCTGCATTGTAGATTGCAGTACGTAGGTTTCTGCGCGTCGATGACTCCACAAGCAATTGCTGTAGGTTGGTGCCGTCGCTGGCTCCTATTTGTGTTGATGATCCGGGGATTGCTGCGCCATTGGTGCCTATGCTGGCGTTTGAACCTCCTCCGGCTTGTACGTTGACGTTTAAGTAGCCAGAAGCGTCGAGGGAAACACCGGTAAGGTTGCCTGCTTTGTTTCCTGCGATGTAGGTAGCCTGGGCTGGGACGGCTGCGCCTGTTGCGGCTGTACTTGCGCTGCTGCCAGTGAAAGATCCGGCTACTTTGAGATTGCCAGATCCGTCTAGTTGTAGGGATTGGCCCGTTCCGCTGGGGAGTTGTCCACCAACCAGGTCCGAGCCGTCGTTATTGGCGAACGCCATAGTTTTGCTCCTCTATAGTGCTGGATACCATAGTGCGGTTACAGAGTCCCAGACATAGTGGCGTGCTTTTAATCCTGGTATTGCTGCCTCTGTGGCGCTGTCTGCGACGTTGGCGGTTGCAGGTGTGGTATTGAGTGTAATGGAGTTGGCGGCTGCACTCTCGTTGATTACCCATATCTCCTGGCCCTGAACCGTTCCAGCTTGTAGGATGATGGCAGTCACCGCTGCTGCTGGTGCGACTCTGGAAACGCCAAGGCCAGCAGTAGCAATTGTGCCAGCAGTAGCCAGCGCTGGTGCAGTGGTACTCTGGATACTATTGAGTGCTCCAAGAACGGTATCGGTGTAGGCATACCAGAGGGCGGTTGCTGTGTCCCATAAGAATTGCTTTGATTGCAGTCCATCAAGAATACAGTTTGTTCCATCAGCAACGTTGCTTGTTCCTGCGGCTGCAAATTGGATACTGGATGGTGCAGCGCCTTCATTGATGATATGAAGACTTGCCCCATTGACGGTTCCGGGTTGCAGGATGATTCCGTTTACGGCTGCGGCGGGTGTCACTCGTGATACGCCAAGTGCAGCGGTGGCTATGGTGCCAGCGTTGGCGAGTGCTGGCGCGGTCGCGCTCACGACTGGCGCACTTCCACTACTGGTGAATGTGAGTCCTGCTGTTAGGTAGTTATCAGCATAGAGAATAAGTTTTGCCCCATTGACCAGCTGAATAATTTTATTTTGGGTATCGATGTTAAAAAAGTCTGTTAGACCATCGCCTTCTGTGAATGCCCTGGTATTGGCTATTTGTGCCACGATGTTCCCCCCCTGTCTTGTGCGTTGTTGTATTTCATGATGTGATCTCCTAAAATGTCTTTGCTACCTAGCTACGGAGTTATAAACCGTAGTGAACGCCATTGCCTTAGATGGTTGGTAGTACCACAACTAAGGTGAGTAACTGTAAGGAGTTATGTTGATGTGTGCTGATATCCTTGAGAATTTTTGTCCTCAATGCCGACAGAAGAAAACCCCTGATTGCTTTGGAACTATCAAAGGTGAGCCTCGCCGTACCTGTAAGTCTTGCCGTCATGATGACTATCTTGTAGGTCGTGCCCAGCTTTTGGAAAAGCGATATGCGGCCTATCATGCTCAATCCCCTGATGAGAAAAGAGCATTTCTTGATATTCAGAATGTCTATCGTGCTAAGCGATCTATGAGGGAAAGACAAGTAGGGAAGTGTTCTAAATGTCTTGCTCGTGCTGCTGAGATTGGTTCTCATTGTTTGCATTGCCGTGAATATATGAATCAGGAGAGTAAAAAGCTGAGTGAGCAGGTTCTTACTCTCTATGGAGGATTCTGTATTGTCTGTGGCGAGAATCAACTTGCATTTCTTGCAATAGATCATATGAACAATGATGGTGCAGAGCATCGCCGCAGCGTTGGGAATGGTCATCGTCTCTATCGTTGGTTGCGCACGAATAACTTTCCCTCTGGCTATCAAGTGCTGTGTCATAATCACAATTGGCTTAAGTACCTGAGTCTTCAATCTGATGAGAAGACCTATCACCAACTTTGGTATGCTATGCTTCGTCAAGAGACAATAGACGCATATAATGCAACATGTGCATGTTGTGGAGAGTCTTATCCTGATGTTTTGACTATTGATCATGTAAATGGTGGTGGCAATGAACAGCGCCGAGTTGTTGGTGCTGGTAGTGCTTTCTATAGCTGGTTGCGTAAGCAGGGATTTCCACAGGGGGAGTATCAATGTCTCTGCTTTAACTGCAATCGAGCCAAGTTTTACTATGGTGTCTGTCCACATCAGAGTTGAGACTTTCCAGGGAGGAATGATAGAATTGTTCCTCCCTATGCATGTATTACTTGTTATATGCCTCTGTATAATCCTCTGTAGTCTACAACCGCACCACCGTATTCATGACGTATTTTATACGTTATGACATCTTGAGTGAAGTTAAGCCCGAAGAGCGGCTGGTCTTGGATAAAGAGCGCGGGGTTCATTTGTCCACCAACAAAGCCGACTTCAATGGTGTCTACCTCGCGGGGATCTGCAGCCATAAACCACTGTGTTGCGCTTGAAAGCTGGGGGCTGACGATTGGCACAACGTAGCCCAGCATGGGGTTTATGTCGTTGTTGGTGCTTCCTGGGACGCCTGCGGATTTGGTCGCTACCATTGCCGTCCACTCCAACTCTGGCGGTACGATCAGGTAGCGTGGGCGCAGTCCGATACGCTTGCCTGCGTAGTTGGTCTGCTCTCTCATAGCAGTGACGCCCGTTTGCATGGCGGCGGTTGAGAGTGCTGTGCTGCCCAGGTTGAGGTGAGAACCTCCACCGGATGTGAAGAGGGCGTTGCCGTCGTAGATGTTGCCGTTTCCTGAGATGAAGGTGTAGACGAATTCCGCGAGGGTGTATGCGGCTGCTACGGCGAGTTTGGTTGGGATTTGTTTGACGGCCATAAGATCATCGTTGATGATTACTTCCCGAGACACGGTTACGATGTTGCCTCTTTTTTGTGGGACGTAGGTGGCGGCGCTGTCTGTTAGCGAAACGGATGTGTAGGCGCTATCCTCTGGCACGATGGAGAGAGAAGCGAATGCTCCGAAACGGATACGAGATTGCTGTTTGAAGTCGCGGATGGGTGCGACTGTGACGAATTTCATCCACTCGGCAGGCCACGCTGCATAATCTTTGAGCAGGCGCTTATTCATGGATGAGCCAAGTAAGTAAGAGAAGGATGCGGTGGTGGTGTCGGCTTCGGTTATGCGTGTGACTGGTGCGCTTTCGCTCACTCTGATCTGGCCGAGAGTGGTGTTTCCGGTGATACCTCCGAGTGCGCTGCTGTCGCCTGTGACTCGTGCGTATGCCTCGCGTATGCCTCCGAAGGGTCGGATGTTGCCCAGGCGTGTGGTGTCAATTTCAAGATCGAACATGCGATCCATAGCCGCTTGAACTTTTTCGGCTTCGCTTACCATACCTGAAACGGTTTTCTCGTAGTTGTTGCCACGGATAAGACCGTCTTTTGCCAGCTGCGCCATCATGCTCAATGCTTGTGTCATGTCGGCGTCAAGCTCGGACTCTTCAAAGATTCGACCAGTGAAGCGGTTTTTGATCTGATCTTTGACGGCGCTTGGAAGAATGCTTTCCTGTAATCGGCGCTCCAGGCATAGCTCGGCGCGTTGCTGGCGTGCATCCTTCAATTGCTGCTCAACCTGAACTCTCAGCTGCTCAAGTTGCTGCTGCTGTTCAAGGATGTGGCTCTGTGACGTGGGGGTTGTCGTTGGTGCTGCTGTGGCTGGCGTGGTTGGTGGTATGGCTGGGGGATTGGTGTTCTGCTGACTGTTTTGTACGTGTGTGGTCTGCTCTTCTGGCATGTCGTTTGTGTCTCCTTGGTCGTTGGTTTCGTGGTGTAGGATGCGCTTGAATGCGCCTCCTGCGCTGGGGCGGGTTACTACGTCGCAGCTATTGAGTGCAATAATTTGAGTGATATCCTTGGCCTGGCTTTCGCGGTTGTGCTGCCATTGGCCGAGAATATCGATAGAGAGGCCAATAAGTTCGGGGCGTTTGACGGCTGCGGCTTCCTGAATGAGCGACCAGAGCCAGTCGGCGGATTCAAACAAGTGAAGATCTGCATCAACGCGTCCGGTGCTTTGCTCGTCCTGGCTGGCAGGGATGTACTGAGCGTTATGGTAGAAGCCAATAATGTCGCGCACACTTCTGGTAAGTGCATCGCTCTGGCTATGATCGGCGTAAGCGTGTGCGCCTTCGAGCATGTTGGCGATGGTCTGTAATGCTTTTGCATCATAGCTGTAGCCGTTTTTGCTTTTGCCTCCACGGATAACGGTGGCTCGTACTTCATGACCAGGTTGATCGCTTTGGCTCATGTCTCTGGCTTCAATGATCTGGCCTTCTAGCTGTATGATGGTTGGTTCGTGGGTGTTTGGCTTTGGCATTAGAACATGTCTCCGCAGTCATCGATGCCTTGCATCAGGGGTGTCATTTTTCTTGCTCGGCGGGAATTGTCGTCTTGCTGATCCATAAAGTTGGTGTGAAAGTCTCGGCCAGCAACGTTGCTATAGTCTGGTTCCTGGTGCATGATCTCGGTCGCGTTGGGGTCTAATTCCCCAGGTCTATCCTCTGGTGCCATCTCCACATCTGGTGTGAGGTCGGGGTGTTGTAGATCTGGCACGTTGATTTCTGGTACGTTGATGTCTCGATTGATAAGAAGGTGGTCGAATCCGAGTCCTGGGTAGAGCGATGCGGCTATTTCTGCATCGGTTGGGATATCGACGGCGATGAGTGGTAATGGTCCCATAAGGTTGTTCGTGTAGACATCCATGGCGTCGGGGTCTGGTATCTGTGTAAGGTCTGGCTGTTGTGGATCGGGTGCGAACTCTGGGAGGGCGTCAAGTTCAGATGCAGCGAGGTCGCCCACCTTGAGATTGACTTCGCACATATCAGGACACACATAATCTGGTGTGTTGAGTCTTGCCATAGTGGTCGGATTGGTAAGTGTTTCGGGTGCTGGTATGCCATCCATGCCTGCAAGATTGAGGTCGCCCAGGGGTGTGATAGATGAGCCTCCGAGTTTGTCAATTCCGTTTTGGTCGTGTATGGGTGTGGGGTTGGACATAGATTTCTCCTTATCTCAAGCGTCTTAAAAAAGCTCTCATGTGTGTGCCTCCAGGGACGATGCCAACGTTCATTGCTTCGATGACTTCGTATTTCTGTGCGGCGGCTACGGCTCCGCTGGTGGCGGTGGTGGTGTCGGCGATGAAGACGACGCCTGTAAAGTTGGTGCCAAGTGGGGCGATAACAGTCATGTCGGTGACAAGTCGGGGTTGGCCTCCTGCCTCGTCTGGTATCTGTGGGTCAACAACGTCAGTGGGGCGCATGATGACGGATGTAGCCACGTAGGAGTATGAGCCTGCTGTGTTATAGACAAAGATGACGGTTCTCTGCCTATTTGCAAAACTTTTAATGGTTGCTGCAATAATATGTGCGGCTTTTCTCGAGTCTAGTGGCATGTGTCCTCTTTAGAATGCGGGTTCGCCTAGATCGGCGCGTGTGATATTTTTCTTGCTCCGGCCCAGGATGGTTGGAGGGTGGTATTTGATGGGCTTTGCTACAACGGTGGCGACGTGGGTAGGTGTTGGTGCTGCTGGGTGTACGACCTTTGGAACAATTGCATGGGTAGCGGCTGCTGTATGTCCTGTTGCGCGTGGTGGTGTGTAGGTGGTGGCGACGGCGCTGGATTGCTGTGCTGCTGGATGGGTGGCCCATGGTCCGATGCCCATTGCTGCTTGATTGGCAAAGAATGCTGTCAGATCGTAGTTGAGTGTCATTGCTCGCTTCCTTCTTGTGGTGTGCTGGGTCGTTGTGGCATTGGTGTGCTGGCTGGTGTTGTTCTTGGTGGGGGTTGTTGTGCAACGCGTTCGCGCTCTTCGTGTATGTCTATTTCCTCATCGGCAAATTTGAAGAGGAGTTTCATGGCGGTTTCGTCGCTGATCCATCCCTGCAATTTTGCGGCGGTAAGCGCCTGGGTGAGATAGGAGAGTCCGGTCCCCAGGATCTGGTTGTCGCTGCTGTCAATTTCGGGGAAGATAACATCATAGGATGTGTCTATCTTCTTGCCGAGTTTGCCTGCGTCCTGGGCTTCTTTGATGACTCGATCAAGAACGACATGGAGCATGTTTTTCATGATTCTCTGGCGTCTTTGGAATTTTAGGAGTGTTGGGAGTCCCATTTCTGCGGCGGTTGCTCTCGTGCTCGAAGTCCCATCGCTCAAAAAATGTTCTGGTAAGGTGGCTCCGACTGCAACCATGAGTTTGATGGCTCGACCATCTTGATAGGCGTCGTTGGCGTTGATGGCTGGCTGAACGGCTTTCCATTCCTCCGCCTCGTTGTGAATGATGGTTGTGCCTGGTTCCGGGGGATAGCTGTAATCCATCTTCTTTCGATCGATGGTTTTCTTATCCGCGCCTTTGAGTGTAACATCCCATAAGAACGCGCCTTTATATTTGTTTATACGTACCCTATCAGTCAACCAATCTTTATATCGACGTAACCAGGGTAAAAGAGTAGCGAGGTCGGATGCTCCGCGCTTGGCGTTGGATACTTTGTTAATGGTAAACTGAACCATTTCATCGCCAGCCTTGAACCACTCGCCTTGTGTCTGTGTGTAATCAGGATAGGTAAGTTTGGGGTCCAGGGATGGTGGGTTTTGTGGCGGGTCTGTGACGCTCAAGGTTTGCCCGATTGGTCGGCGGTGGAATCGCGTGGGTGTTTCAATGTCCTCTGGATCGGTTTCAATCAGGTCAATGAGGCTTGGGTCAACGAGTCGTACTTTGACCGTTCCATCATAGGGATTGACGAAGAAGCGGAGAAATATTTCGCCATAGAGGGAAAGCTCGGTACACATCATATAGGAACGCTCGTCCATGTGATTATCTGGATCATTCCAAAATTTCTCAAGGACTTTTTGAACGCTCTTCTGTTTGGCTGTGAGAGTGACGCCTGAACCCATAGTAAAACTGGTGGTAATTTCTATGATGGCAAATGCCAGTGGATTGGCGTGGTAGGCTTCATAGATGAGGTTGTGCATCTCCAGATAAGTGGAGGGCATCAAATCCTTTTGGTAGAAATTATCGGTAAGTCGTCGCCAGTAATAATCTTCCTCGCCGCCGGTTGCTATCCTGCCCCAATAGTAATCCTCTTGTGTGGGTGCGCTGGTGGATAGCATGGTGGGGTCAATTTGTTCTTTGATCTGCTCGGCCTTGCTGGTGGTTTCTTTTATGCCTCTGATGCGTTCAAATAGGTTCATGCATAGATCTCCTCGGCGTTAACGATGGCTTGTAGCAGTGGATATATCTGCTCTGGAACGATGGCGTTGCCGAGTGCTTTGAGGCGTGCAACCCTTTGCTTTAACTTTTTGGCGGGTGCAATCACTCGTGGTGGTTCGCCTGGGTGTTGTTGCTCTCCTGGTCTGGCAGGCCAGAAAGTTGTGTCCATCCGAGAGGAAAACTCATAAGCATCTCTACCCATGCCGGATTGAGTTTTCCTTGTATAGCAGGTACATCGGTAAGCGGTGGCGTGTGCTGTGGTCGTACCTTCGAGCCGCTGCCGCTGCGATAGTCGCGTTGGGTTGGCGTGGGCCAGGTGGTCGCGTTGTGTGCCGCTGCTGCTGGTAGTCCGAGGATGCCCTTGCTGTAGCGCATGTTCGGCCCCCCTTTCGGTCCATCGCTGGCGATCGGCGTCGGCCACATTACTACGTCGTTCAGGTTCGAACTCCATCCCTGCTCTTGTTTGCGTTTCATTCGTGGGGTGTCCGGTTGGTCGCCGCTCCTGTAATCCCTGCTCTGTGGTGTCGGCCATTCTTTCTTGACGGCAAGTGCAAGTGAAGGCCTGGTTGTTGCGTTGGGGCTTTGGCTTCTGTTGGTTCTGCCGCTGCCGCTGTCGATCGCTGTCATGGTGGGCCACGATGAAGACTCGTTCGCGTCGGTGTGGCGCTCCGACCTCAGAAGCTCCGTATATTGTCCATCCGACACAATAGCCCATTTGGGTAAGGGCTTGTATGATCGCCTTGAAGAACTCGCCTTTTTCGATGGAGAGGAGACCGCGGACATTTTCGATGATGAGCCAGCGGTACGGGGTTCCTCGCTTGTATTGAGCGGATAAGATACGCCGTAGCTCAGGCCAGAGATTTCGCTGGTCGTTCTGTCCGGCTCGTTTTCCGGCATTGCTAAAAGGTTGACAAGGGATTGAAGCGATGCAGAGATCAACGGGTCCGAACTCATGACCTTGTACTTTCTCGATGAAGTTGATGCGCGGAACGTTCGGCCAATGTTGCGCGAGGATCTGATTACAAAAGGGGTCACATTCAACTTGCCCAATGACCTCTATCTTTTGTGTCCAGCTGGCCGCGAGGTCTGCGCCTCCGATACCAGAGCAGAGTGAGAGCATACGTAAGCTCATAAGAAGCATCCTCCTGTAAGACATTGCTCCTGTTCTTGCTGTGCTGTCTCCTCTGCCGATATGGGTTGGTCGGTGATGGCTAGGCGTAGTGGGATGAGTGAATGATGAAAATAGATGGGGTCGCGTCCGAGGCGTAGGCGTCTGCTAATGAGTAGCTCTTCCAGGTCGGCGGTTCCTTCAAAGAGTGGCGGTGTTTCGCGTTTGATCTCCTGCCAGCGCTGGGTGGTATGCATGGGGCAGAACCAGCAACTAGATGGCGGGGGTACTGGTTCGCCTGCGTCTAGGATGATCTGCTTGCAATCGTTGCGTGTGAGTTTGAGATTGAGCAGGGGATAGTCGAGGGCTTTCCATTCGATGCCGCTGCTGTTCTTGGCTCGGTGCCATTCGTCCAGCGAGATGCCGAGTGCGATAGTGACGAGTGGGCGGGGCATCTTTATCATGCTGAGTGTTGAGAGATAGTGTGCTTCTGCCTGTTGTGGATCGTGTCCGGCGCGTAGCATCTGGCCTTTGATGGCCTTTGCCATTTGCGCATATCCGCGCTCTTTTTGTAAGAGTCTGCCTATGCCGTGGTTTTTTTTAATGAACTGATCGCAGAGTTTTACTTTGTATTCGACGGTGCAGGAACGTCGGCCTGGCGCTCCGCTCTTTGCCATACGAACGGGTATTCCGATGCTGCGACTGTCGGGCTTGGTCAATTGTTCTAGGAGAGTGACGCGGGTTCCATCGCGTTTGGTTTTGTGTATTTCGTGCAGGATTAAGCCGTGGCGTTTGGCGTATGGCATGCTGTATTCGTGGAAATATTGCAGGGTTGCGGGGTTCTCTGAATCGTCTCCGACATTGCAAAAGACAAATTCCGAGTAATCAATTTTTCCCTGAGCTGCAAGGATCAACGCCGCTGTACTCTGGACGCCTCCACCAAAGCTGAATATTTTTATCATGTGTGTTGGCTGATTCTCCAGCGATAGTTATTGATGGGGTAGAGAGATAGTGTGTGTGGTTTCGTGCTTGAAGCTGGTTGTGTGGGTAGTTGTGTGGGTGTTAGAAACACCGGGCTGCCTTTTCCCCAACTTCAGACGCTTGGGGTATGTGGATGGCTAAGTGGTTGTTAACCTTCTAGCTCATTTAATCGGCAGTCCGGCGAAATACTTTAATGCTATCCTTGCAACTCGTCTACTCGTGTGAGTCTACGCATGAGAGAAGAATAGAATTGCTTGGCATCTTCGTTTCTGGTTCGGTCAACCAGGCTTGCCATATTGGTGAGTGCCTCGGTTGGTTTTTCGCCCATTTGAAAAAGTGCTTGCTCGTAGAGTATTGCGGCCCCTGGCCGTCTGTTGTTTCTGCTCTGTGTAAGCTCCTCGTCAATATCTTGTTTGAATGCGGTGTAATTCATGATGCTCCTATAATGGATCCAGGCCACTATCCAAACAGGCATCAATCCATTGTTTTAATTTCTCGACGGTGTTGGCGGTTTTGATTTGCTCTTTGAGGTGTGCGAGCTTGGTGGCTCCTTCGTAATTGATATCTGGATGTTGCCACAGGGGAGCGTTGATGTAATGGGTAAAGTACCATTGGGTGATATCGAGTTGCTCGGTGGTGGCTCCTGGTTCTCGGCCTATTGTTGAATCAAGGAATGCTAAGAGTGCATCTCTTAGGACTCCGCTCTCTTCGTTTTTCCAGTAGCAGGGTGCGCCATAGGGTTGGCGGTATGGGATTGGTGCGTAGCGGTGTTTGGCGGCTGGCGGCTGCTTGTTGGGAGTATCACTCTCCTGGCCCAGCACCTGCATGGTCATGATGGCATTACAGTTGATGTGCCTTGGCAGGACTGCATCAAAAGGAATGTTGTCATGCTCGATGGCTTTTTCTATTTTTTGTAATGCGTCTGGTAGTTGTGCATTGGTGTAGCGTCTTGCTCCGCAGCGTGTGCAGATGAAGACGTGGGTGGAATCCTCTTGCTCTGTATCGGTGAATGGTATCTCTTGCGGTAGCGGGTGTGTTATCATCCGGCGAGTTATCCGTCGCGGGTGTTTGTGTTTTCGTTTGTTATAGAGCATGTATTTATCCCTCTTCTTCTTCCTCAATGGTAGCACCATACATCTCTTCTAATTTATGCAGATGCTTATTCGTTTTCTTTTTTGCGCTTTTAAGATAGACGCTTGTTATGCCGATATTTGAATGCGCAAGCGCTTCGCTTATGTAAGATGTTGATGCTCCTGCTTCATCCATGGTAACAGCGAAGGTAGATCGTAGGGTGTGAAATTTCCCTGTCTTGATATATTTTAATGCAATATACTGCATGCTCCTGATGGTTAGCTGGTGGCCGAGGGTTTTGTTCCTCGCCAGCGATACCCATACAGGGGCGTTGGCTGGTAGGCTGGCGATATCTGCACCATAGAATGCGTAGAGCCATTCGAGCAATGCGCGTGATGCTCCGAACTCTAAATCGTTGGTTGCGCTTTTGCCTCCTTTCATATGAGGGAAATAAATTGAGATGACTGGTAGGCGCTTGGTATTTTTGATTTTGATATGCTGCCAGTGCATAGCAGCGATTTCTCCAACGCGTCGACCGGTTGTTGCTGCAATGAGTAAGAGTGCATAGTCCCGCTTTCCTGGGAGTTTGGTTCTGTCGATCTGGCCGAGGATCTGTGCCAGTTCTTGAAAGTCTAACGCCTCGGCGTGTTCGTAGGCGCGTACTCTCTTGCGGTCGAGTAGCTCGGTGGGGTTCTCTAGTTTGATGAGCCTTCGACGTTTGGCGAATCGGTAGAAGCTGCTGATGATGGCGACACGATTGTTAAACGTGTTGTTGGCTATCCTCTGTTTCTGCTCAACCGTTCCCGAATTGGGAAGGGTTGCTACCTGGTCCGCTGCATCGATGGGAGTCTCTTGTTGCTCTTCGTCATCGATGATGATCTCCTGGCCTTGCTCGTCTTTGACCTGGGGATGAAACCTTGCGGCCCATCCCTGGATGACCAGGGAAATAGCAACGGTGTCACTATCATAATCGAGTCCGAAATGTTGGAGAGTTTTGCGCAAGTGTATGAACACGCGTTCGTATCGTTTTTTGGAGAGATCGGCTTCCAGGGAATCTAACCAGAGCAAGAACGTCTGTTCAATGGAGTAGTGAAATTGTTGAGGTATGATAAGCGCTTGTGAATTTTCCTCTTGCAAGGTTGTTTCCCCCTTTCTGATACATCGCAAAAATAGCGCGGAATAGAACATCGTACAACGGATCTTTTGCGAAGTCTCCCACTTCTACTGTAACGGGTTACGTCTGCGTTAGGTAACAATGGGAGTGATGTAGCGGTGTGCGTCTTTTCTCGCTTGCATTCTGGCGCGTGCCGATTTCTCGCCGTTGATTAATTGAGTTACTTCTTTATATGCATCATTGTAGAAGGTTGTCTCTCGAAATGTCTCCAACCAGGATCGGGTAGCGATGACGTGGCGCTCTCGCTCCTGGCCGCGCTGCTCTATTGGTTTTCGGGTATAGGTGAGATCGGTCCAGTCGGCGTATCCCCAATTTCCAAAGATCGGGCGCAGTTGTGGCGATGCGCTATCGATGGAGATCCGGGGGATGCCATAGATATCACAAAGGGCAAGTAGCTCGGCGAGCGCTGCAAAGTAACAGACGCCCCATAAATGAATCCATTGAACTCTTGCGCTTGCCAACTGCGGAATAACCAGGCGCATGGTTTTCTTGAAGATGGGTAACATGTGTGTGGGATTCTTGCCAGTAATGCACCATCCCCCGAGGCCGAATATGTCGGTGTCTGGCTGGTGGTACTCCAGTATCTGCTGGGTGCAATAGAGATATTGGGCTGCTGTGACACCTTGGGCCGAGAGGATCGCGCCGTTTCTCGATCGGTCAATAATGTAGAGAAAGATATCGCGCTGCCTCGATGGTCTGGCGTACTGCGTCGGTTGCATCCAACTCACTCCAGCGTATTTTGTGCCTGATGTCGTTGTCGTCCCATTGCTCATCTATCAGCTGGTCATAGCTGGCGCGGTGTGTGATCTGGCTGTCATAGTGGTAGCGGTCTGAATGTCTGTACATTCTCTCTAGTGCTGCGCCTGGATCGAGGCGGGTGGCGTTGCAATCGGAGAATGCGCCGCTATCTTGTAGAACGCTTGTATGTGCTGGTAGCGTGACGCCGTTGGTTTCTTGGGTCTTTCGACTCTTTCCGTAGACTGGGGCTATGCAGGCGTATGGTCCTGGGGCTGTTGGCTGATGGTCCCAGCTATGTTCGTTTATTCCACAGTACAAGCGGATATCTTCGCGTGTGCTCATTTCTCGCTGGTGCGTTTTGCGGTTCTGGTTTTTGCTGGCTCGTGTTTTGCGGTTTGTGCGTGTATCGGTGCTGGCGTTGTCGCGTGTGTCGGTGCTGGCGCAGGTGCTGGCGCTGGCGCTGGGTAGGAGTAGAGTATTTCTTTTCGTGGTGTGTATGCGCAGGTGTGGCAAACAAGCGCTTTCCCGCCGGTGAATTTTTGCTCGTGATCGCGCTCTTTGATCTGGTAGATGGGCGGGGTTGTTGAGCCGCATTGTGAGCATACAAGGGTTGTTTTGTTTGGGGCGGTGGTGGTATTGGATGTTGCATCATTTTTTCTTTCTGCCTCGTAATAGAGGGGAGGGCGTCGTATGTGTTGGGGAACAACGCCCATGGGAGATTGAAGCACTTCACTTTCTCTAATCGGCTGGGAATGGCTGAATCTTTATATTCATTTGCAATAATAAGGATGGGAAAAATATTCCTTATTATCGTTTGCTTGGCTTATCCGCTAATAAGGATTAAGAAACGGGTACTCCTGGCTGGACAATAGATAGCTCCTGACTTTTCTTCTTTGGATGATTGCGCCAGTGCCAGGTGCCTATGGTGTTGTTCTCATCGAACGCGACGCTCTGATGATATTGTTCTCCGAAATTCTTTTTCCCGTTGACGTTGAGCATGCTGGTAAATGCTACGAGGTCTACCACTCCGTTGGGTTCTACTCCTATGATGATGGCTGCTAAGTGTGTTTCATTATAGGCGACATAGTGTACTGGTTCTCCTGGGGTGATTTCATAGTCTGACATGGTTTTTGCCTTCCTTAAAAAAGAACCTGATGCAGTCGTGCATCAGGTTCTTTTCTCTGTTTTGCGCTGCCGTCATGGGCTTTCGGTAAAGAGTGTTGCTGCTGGTGTTATCGGTACGTGATCGGGAATAAAGTCTGTTGGTAGTATCCAGAGTGCTGAGATGGTGAGTGCTCTTTCCTCGCCGTCTTTGTTTTGGAGCGCGAGTATATCCTGCTCAATCATTCGCCCTAGTGCTGACACGAAAGGGAAAAGGATTGGGGATCGCTCGGCGATGGTGTTCATCTCCTCGGCGATCGCGCTGGTCCGGTTGGTTGTGTCTACAATTTTTTGAACGGTGTGCGGAGGGATGATAACCTGATAGCCCCACCAAAAAAGAAACGGTTTAATGATTCGCTGGTACTCGTAGGTGGGTGCATCCTGGAAGGATGCGAACCGTCGGGCGACCTCTAAAAATCCGGGTGGCGGTGGCATGTTGAGAAGATAGGTAATAATGCTGCGCTGTCGATCAAGGTTTGCATTGATGATAGAGTTGGTAATTTCGTTGCGCTCTACGATGTTGCCGGTAAGGATAGCGAACATTCTGGTAGCGAGTTGCTCCAGGGTTGGTTCTACTCGTTGCTGATCGGTATTGATGGTAAGCATTTTTTTCCTCCTCTTGTAGAATGCTACTCTCTTTATAGCATATTTGTCTGATCAAGAAGAGGAATGAGGGAGCCAGAGATGCGGCGTTGTGGGTGGCTCCCGCTTTTTTTTAGTGGTGGTGAGTGTGCTCGTGTGTCTTTGCTGGCGTTGTTGTGTGCAGCTGGCCTACCTGAGTCCATACGCTTTCCTTGACAAAGGCGTGCAGTTTCGAGCCGCAGGTGCTGCATGTTCCTGCAATGGCATGGGTGCGCACTCCTTCCTTCTGCGGCGTTTGCGTCGGTGTTTTCATGCCTCTTTGGGCTTTACACTTGACGC